AGTATAAACGCACTTTTGCCGTCTCACTTGACGTCAGTCAGTGGGATCGCAGTTTCTCTCCCTATTTGTTCAAGTGTGTGCTCCGCATCCGACACGCGGTCACCGACGAACTCGGTACGGTTGAGCTTCGGTCCGCTGTAAAAGGCGGCCTCGATGGCCTTTACCGAGACGTGGTCAATTCTTTGGTCGCTGTACCAGACGCGACTGCAACCGTCCTAGTAGAGATGCTGGGCGGGATGAAGTCCGGCTGGATAAACACGACCACGGACAATACCATTGGACATTATATTGTGTTGGTTTCATTACTGGCGCATTGCGGTGTTATCCACACCGTAGGGAAAGAGTTCATGCCTTCCTTGTACGGTGACGACAACTTCTCCTCTTGGACCCCTCTGTTAAAAGACATCCTAACGGCGCCCCGCTTGATTGCGTGGTATGCTATGTGGGGGTTTACATTGCATGAGGCCAGGGTTCTCGAGGGAGAGGAGTGCAATCAACTCGATTTTCTCGGGGGACGGTTTGGTATATGTAAAACGACTCATACCCGAGTGTACGTTCCCGCAGATCCTCAGAAAGCAATCGACTCAATGCGCTTCAAGTTTAAAACGCTTGACGGAGCCTTTGAGAGAGCATGTGCACTACGCTGTCTTCATTTCTACAACCCTGAGGTGTATGAGATAGCAACTAAGTATGCACAAGAGCTCTTCAGTTTGGTGACAATAGGACTTCAAGCTAATTATCTCTCCAAGGAGACAATCATGCACGTCCACACAGGGTTTGAGGGTGACGGCCCTTTAAATTCTGTGCCTACCATACCTGATCGACTACATCAACAACTGAACGATTTGTTTCTCGAACGCTGTTCTTCACAGGACGGACAGTATAACGCTTCTTAATCAGGCTGAGTACTGTTACGCGCGTCTACGCCCAGCCGGGGTTCTTTTTTTCTCCTCGACGCTGGAAGACATCGGGCAAGTAAGCCAACATCGGAGGCCTAGGCTTGAGATCGTAACTGACGCAAGGTCCGCCGCCGAGGTAGAGGTTCACGTAGCCTCGCCAGTTGGTCGTGTGAGTTTCTTTTGTTTGTGCTGGACTAGGAAAAATGGCCAAAAAAGGGAACAAGCCGAGCGTCCAGACGGTGGGGTTAGTAAAAGGGAAGCAAAACGACCCAATGAAAGCCCTATCAAACCAGATGAGACAGCTCGTGGTGAGCCAACCTACGATGGGAAAGGGAAAGACCGCGCAGAAGCCAATGACGGTCCAGGGGCGTGAAAGCTCATGGGCCAAGCTGATGTCTGATCCTACTGATCTCTCAATTAATGCACTCCCACCAGTATCCTTACCATCTCGTGCTTGCGCGTTTGGCATCTATCAGGAGGTGTTGCTGTCTACCGACACTAACGGCAACGCTGTCATTTTTGTTCAACCAACCATGAACACTTTGTACAACATTGGCACTTTAACGAGTGCCGGTGTCTTCGGATCAGGTACTAACTACAACGCATCCGAGTACACGTCGTTTAGCACAAACTACGCGTCATACATACCTACAGTAATGGAGGTGCGGATGACCTGGTGTGGCGCTGCTCTCAATACTTCCGGGCGGTTTTATGGGATTGTTGGAACTAACACCGTCATTGGCGCTAATGTTAGTACCTTCCCCCAAGAGTCGTTCGGTTGTGAGGCGCTCGCCACCGATGGAATTTCGTGTGTGTGGTATTCTACAGATGCTGTGTGGGATTGCCCCATGCCAACTAATACAGCGACTACACCATCACAGTGGATGTCCTGTAATATCATGGGCGCTATAATGGGAGCGCCACCAAGCGTGACCAATGCGATAACGGTTGGAATCTACATTCACTTTGCAGCATTCCCAAACATTGGTATTTGTGGGCTAACTCCCGCTGCTTCGCTGCTAGACCCGAGTGCCAGCATGGTTTCCAACCTGTTGCAAAACTCACAATCTGGCATTGCTAAGTCTGCAACAACTCTGTCTGAAAGGCAGAAACATCGCAAGAAGATCAAGGGGGTGATCAAAGACGTGCTTACAATGGGTGGTGCAGCCCTAGGCACTGTTTTCCCTGCCCTTGGTCCCGGTGTGGAGGCAGCTCAC